AGGACAGCAGCCTCAAACGATTCACTTCTTATGGCAAGTTTGAAGAGGAGCTGGGGCAATACGAGACGCTGAAAGCCATCAAAATCTTAACGCAGATCTATCCTGGGCTTGTGACTGCAACGATCGGCGGACAAGGCTTCATCTATGATAAACAATACTTCACCGGTGAAGACATCGATAAACAAGTCGCATATTGGGAAAGGCATGTCAGCATCAAGAAACGACTCACTGGCGCCATAGGAGCATTCCACGAAGCCTTCTCTCAACACGCCATAGACTTGGCCTTGAAAGACATGGACATCAAAGTTAACTTCTGGCGAAAAATCGGAAAAGGCAAAGAATCCTACAACATCAGGCTCAGCAATGCGAAGGAGATAGACCGGGTCCTCCAGGTAGACTTCTATTATCGAGGCAAACTCCTTTGGAGACACTATTACCCTATCGAGTGCAAGTTCTACAGAGGCGGCGCCACACCCGATCACCTCAAGGAATTTATCGACAAGCTGAGGTTTAGCAGCGAATTCGGAGAACAGATCGCACTCCAGGAGGGCAACCAAAACCTTCAGGTCCACGTCGTCAAACAAAACGTCCATCCAATCCTCATAAGCCCATACTACAAAAAAGAGACGCATCAACAAGCAAAGAAATACCATGTAGAGCTGCTCCCGACATGGCTTCTGGCAAAACTAGCAGGCGACACATTAGGAAAGAAACTTGAGATGCGAAAACTATTCGAGGACTATCTAAAACAAGGCGGAAACATAGAAGCCTTTCTCATAGAAATCTTCAAACGAAAAAGATAGATCATGTTGAAAGAGTTCTGACATTGAGTTTAAAAAGAACAGACCTACGCTCCTTTCAAAGGATGAGAATGCGACAACAAACTCGCGGCAAATTTTGGCCATACGTGCGACCTATAATCTGGGAAAAAGCGCAGCAACTCTTCCAGGAACAGCAAGCACGGACAATGAAAGAGGATTTTAAGGGCATAACCGCGACAAGGCAAGAGTTGCGAGAAGGAGGTTACTTTTACCAAGCGAAACTCATCGTTCTAAGAGAACTTTGGCTTGAAAAGAAGGATTCTGCCAGAAAAGATATGCCTTAACCTGCAACAGCATACCCACAACCTTAATCAACTTCGCCAGTCTAGACCGGTCAAGACCATTAATAGCCTCAACATACGCTTTTTTGGAACCGTAAGGCGTGTCTCCACGATGACTCACAATCTCCTTAGCCAATCGAGGATGATCATTCTTAATGAAAACTTCTTTTATGGTGGATATCTGCTTTGGGTTTAGCTTCTCGAGACGTGCGAGATTGTAACTTGTGCTGCCGATGAGCTTAAGGTTAAAGCCGAATTCCTCGAGGATATCAGAAATTTTTAGTGCTTCCTTACCTGGCACCTGAAAGATGACACGCTTCATGCCCGCCTTTTCCGCAAAAGGATTATACTTCGCCATAACCGCAATCATCTCAACATAAGGCGTGCCAATCCTCGGCAATGTCTCACGAACCAACTTTGCCCCAAGCCCAATAGAGCGATATTTCGGATGAACAACAACGCGACTGATCGTGCTCAGCATCCTATTGAGCATCTTCACGCTAGAAACAGCAGGCATGACCAGCTTTCGACCTGAACAACCAATCGGAGGATAATTATAAACGATCACCCCGCACAACTCGCTCTTACGCCTTAGAGAGTATATTTCCCTGGAAGCACCAAGATTATGACTGCGATAATGAAATCCTTCTAAGTGCCGCCAATCATCTCGAGTGCCACCCTCAACAGTCATTTCCTTAACTAGGCTGCATTCAGAAGGACCTTCATTTGCATCATAAGAAACAGAGATTTCCTTTCCGAATCGCTTATGCACATGCACGCTAGGTCTAAGGTCCTCCTGGAGATCCAGATGCGTTGTTGCAACGATAACCGCTTTTCCCATAGCCCTAGCGAATTTCTGCAGATTAAAAGAGACAATCTTAGCAGTGTCACGATCTAGAGTTGCAGCAAACTCGTCCATAAGCCAGCACTGCTTGCCTGATTCGATCAGTTTTGCGATCCGGTAACGGTATTTCTGGCCATCACTCAGTTGCTCGTAGGTCCGCAAGAACAGAAAAGCATCATTAAGACCAACGCGGCTGAGCAACTCCAAGCCCTCTTCAACCGTATTGCCAACCATTTCGATTAACGGTTTGGAAGCTTCCACACGGATATCTGCCATGTCAACAGCTTCATCGCCCAGGTCCTTCTTGATTGCTCGTAGTAAAATGCTCTTTCCGCTCCCAGAGTCACCAGTGACATAAACAATGTCCTGAGGGCCTATCTTCAATTCAGTGTCTAAAACCTGGAACTTCTGCTCTTGATCTAAGCCTAAGCCGAAGGCCTCAGCCACAACAACAGTTCTAGGCGTGAGCTGAGCAGCTGTCTCATAGGCAATGTTAAAAGTGAACTTGTTTTGGCTTCTATCGTAGACTCGCCTAAACTTGTTGATGTGAAAGTATTCCTGGCGTCTTCTCAAAAGATGACCCCAAGCAAATTTTCTCAATCAGACAAATTAACAGTATCGCTCGAGCAACGCTCGAGAGCCATGGAGAGAGATAGGTAAAAGTGAAGAAAAAGGGTAGGGGGTAGGGGCTCAAAAAGGCTAGGGTTTGACAAGTTTTTAGCGGCCAACACCTGTGACCTTACGTTTTGCTAATTTCTTTCGAACATTCTTAAGTTTAGCCAAGTTTGAAAGCCTCCAAGTCCAACTCCTTCATTTCAACAGTCGCATAAATCGCCAGGGCAGTAGCCCAAAACACGTCATCATGCTGATTTTCAGGATGATAATATCGATAAGTGCCATCCTTTTTGAGTTCAAACCTCTCCACGTTGAGCTCCACTGAATAATTGAGCTTCTTGCTGGGTGAGATTTGGATATCCGTGTAAGGATACTTGTACGTGTCGTTGAGCATTCGCTGCTTAAGCAAGCTGGCCATCTCCTGTTTTCTGGGACCTGTGAAATTGACACCTTGAACGTTCTGGATGCCGCCGTTAGTCATGTCCTCAACAATGTAGTTGCCCACGCCAGTAATGTCAGCTCTAATCCGCTCGAAAGACTGCCAGCGATCTGTCAACGTCTTAACATAGCCAATAACTGAAGCGTACTTGGTGCCGAGAGGCCACACCTTAAGATGACGCAGAAAAGATTTCTCGGTGACGCGTTCAGTCACGGCAAAAGCTGAATAATCCTTCTCTTTGCCAAAGTCCAAACCTCCAAAAAAGTGACCCTGATGCATAGGACCTTCAGGCTCCCACAACTCCAAATTCGCATCCTGGCACTTCGTGATAAGACTTAAGGGCAGCCAAACAGCCTCATCCTCAGCCCATTCAGCCTCCATCTCACGCTTCCACCTGAATTGATCATCAGCATACTCCTCTTTCAGCTGCTCAACCTTTCGTTTCGTCAGAGGACCATTGGGCTCGAGGGCCTGCTGCCAAGTCACATGATTTTTCGCAAAATTCCTGTACTGTGGCCTGTTGAAAAACTTCCAAAACATACTATCCGTGCTGCCTGGCGTACTGCTGCAAATGAATTTACCATGAGCCTTAGTCGCAAGCGTAAACACAATCGCATCATAGAGCTCCTGATCCATCGGGATGTAATTGTACTCATCAGCATAAACCACGTCAAGAGTGAAACCCCTAATCGTGTCCGGATTGCACGGAAAAGCCTGAATAAGACTGCCGTTTCTGAGAGAAACCATAGTAGCCTGAGGCTTACGATATAGGCCCTTGGGCAATTTGGGTAAGAAACCGTTGATTTTGCGGATTGCGATTTTCGTCTGACGCCAACTGGGACCGACAATTGCGATTTGAATGCCAGGATGTAGTAGGGCATACCAAAGAAGCCAAGCACTAATCATGTGTGTTTTGCCGCTTTGTCTACTCCAGCGTAGGGCTACGGAATCATTGATATTAATCAATTCTGCGCCAAAACGTTGATAATCAGTAAGCTTTAACCCAAGCCATTTTTCACAGAACTGTGCAAAATCCTCTGGAACCTTACGCTTCTGAGCCTGCAAAAGTCCCTCAATCTGTTGTTTTAGGTCTTCCGCCTTTTTCTTTTGCCATTGCTTCATTAACCAACTTCTCCAAACGCTCCAGATCCTTCGTAACTTGGGCTTCATCAAAACTCTTCGTCAGGCTATTCATTACTTGACCAGTATAAGCCATCACGCGAATCCAGATCTGCCGCTGCTTTGGGCTAACGTCTTCAGACAGGTCCTGAGCATAGTTTTTTGCCAAATCAAAAACCTGCTCTAGGTCCTTGAGTAATTTGAGCCGCAGAGATTGCATGTCACGATTGACTGTCTTCTTGATCCTGCGGACCACGGAAACTGGTCTAACCCTAGCCTTCCGCAACCCCCTACCCCCTACGTTTTTTGTCCCAAGAACAGGCCCGTCAATGTGCCAACCAACCCGCTTATCCCAGCGAAAACCTCGCTATTCCATGTCCGCAGGATCACCAGGTGAACAATCTCAAGGCTTGTCAGACAAAACAAGAGGCAGATCAGAAACTTCACCCCGAGTACAAGACGCTCATCCGGCTCCTCAACACGAACATTGCGAGAACCTTGTCGAGGCCTACGCCTAGTCAGGGCTCGTTTAATCCAGTCCGCCATGAATCCTCAAACTCCTCTGAAAAGTCTTAGAACGCGGAGTCATGGCGCCACGTCTACCGCCCTTCATGAAGCTATAAAGCAGTTGCACAGCGACGTCCGGAGGCACAGACTGTTTCTGCAGAACCTTGACGCTTTCAGTCCACGTCAACGGTATAGCGGTATAGTCAATGTCAAACAAGCCATCAGTATAGCGAAAACTGTTCTGCCCTAGGATAATGTGTTTACTTTTCTCGCCGAGAATTCCGATGAAGACGCCCCAGCTGTGCACTGGAATGTCTACGAAGCGTCCGCTGTCTAAGCTTTTGCCGATGGATGCGTCTGTCCAAACGACCTCCACAAGGTCACCCTGCTTAACATCCTTCAACTCTTTATTTAGACTCTTTTTCATCAGATCAACCTCGCAATCTTATGCCTACTCATATGGTCTGACTTGCTCCGGAGAGCATACAAATAATCCGCCAACAACGGAACCTCACGACCAAGTTCCATTGTGATCCCAAGCGTCTGAGTCTTGGCGTCTACGTAGTATTCCACGCTTAAGATACGGAAGTCAGCATCAACATTCTCATTCGGCAGCGCCACATGGATTTTGTCGGCTGGCCAAAGCGGTGTAGTACCATAATCAATCACAGTACTACCCACTGTCAGATACTCCGCTGGATCCTTCAGCTGAGCCAAAATAGCCTTAGCCCGTAACACACATTCATTGTCGCTATAGAGCTCCTCATCAACTTCCACAAGCTCTCTCAACCCATAACTGGTTTGACTTCCTGAATCTTCCTGTGTGCTGCTGTACCTACGTCCGCCAAAGAATAAGCCATCAATCCAAAAACTGCCTGTACCAGTGCCCGTAAACCAACAGTCAAAGCGAATCTTCTTTATTTGAGTCCAATTAAAGCCACTTTCAACATCCCAAACATCAGCATTTTCAGCGCCAACTTTGAAATCTCTTTGGAACCATTCTCCCGCGCCGATATTGAACATGTGAGAAGCCGCCTTGTCAGCTGTGTCAAAGAGTATTACATTGACGTTTCCGTTGAAGGTGCTTTCGCGCATAATCCAGAAGCTTAAAAGAGGATAAAGATTGCCATTGACCTCTTTGCCACTATTTAATGTAAACATGCAAGCTGCATAATAGAGGTTTGCAGCGTAGGTTTTGATGCTTCCAGTGCCTTTTTTCTTCGTTGACGTGTCAAAACTTACCGTGCCCGAAATGCCACTCCAAGCGCCATCTGTGGGCGTTAAACTTTCAGTCCATGCATCCTTATCAGTGGGCGCGCTCTTGTCGGCAACACCGTAACTCGTAATCTTGTTTCTCACCGCAGTTATGTCTTTGCGATATTCGCTGCTCTCGATTTTCTCGCTAAGGCTTACGGATGAGGCTTTACTGTTCCTTTGAAAGAACTCGAATTTGCCATCAGAAGCCACACGAAAATCGTAGCCAATGACACCAGACTTATCGCTGGCTGCTGCAATCGCCTTGAGAATGTCAAATAGTGGAGTATTTTCGTACTCCAACAAAGTAAAGGTCGTATCCGTATCTTCAACTAGCTCCGTTCCGCCGCGGTTATGACTTAGCCCTGCATAGGAATCCATCAGGTCCTTAACTATTGCTTCGCCTTTTTGACTGGAATAGGCTTTTGTAACAACCTTGCGGAAAAGCTTCTCGCCCCAACATCGACCACCCACGCGAAGGTAATTCTCGCTAGGCCCTGATTCGTATTTGATGCTCTCGGTTCTCGTAGTAATGATCTGTGGAACGTTCGTGCCTCTACCAATGTCGATATGGCCATCCTGGCCAACAATGATCGGATAAGTCCCGCCCGGGCTATACTTCTTATTCCAGTTTTGAAGCAGAACCTCAAAGCTACCCACTTCT